AAGTTACTCTCTATTCATTATTCTTTACAACATATCAATTCTTAATTGATTCTGTTAAGTTTGAGAGACATTTAAATAATAATCATATTGGACCAATTGCAACTAACTCTTCTGATCAAACAGGTGGATCATTAGTTGATCAAGATTATGGATTAGTTAATAAAATTTTTGATTCTGCTGGATTTGAATATGATATTAATGTTACGGGAAATTCAAATATTCCTGTTCTTGATATTGAGGAAACTAATAACTGGATTAATTTTATTCCTTCATATCTTGATAATAGAGATACAACAGATACTTTAGATGAAAACTATCTCTACAACAGAAGAACAAATCAAAGCCGAGGAAACGATACACAAAAAGATGCAAGACCAAAAAAAGTATTTGAATTACTTTCAGAATTAGCAGAAAATTCAGTATCAAAAGAGAATCCAAATGCAGCAAATTATTTTATATGGAACGATCTTGTAGGTTGGCACTTTAGATCAGTTGATAGTTTTTTGAGAGGAAGAGAAGGCGAAGTAGATAGAATTTATAGTTATTCTCCAGTAACTCCAAATACACCTCCGTCTGGTGAAATAAATACAATCATAAACCTTAATGTTATAAAGCAAGTTAATTTCCTAGATCTATTAAACAAACAAGCACTATCTTCAAAAGTAATTTACTATGAGATGAATCCTGATAATGAGTTTTCACAATACTATCTTACACTACCATCTGCATTGACAGGATTACAAAAAGTATTAGGTCCGGCTGGAATAGATAATTCAATAGGAAATACTGTAGTAGAAAATGAAGCAGTTATTGAAGGTGAATTGAGTTATGATTATCTACTAGATTACGATAAATGGTCAAAGGTAGAAGACTATCCATTGATTCAAGGGTTTGAAAATCAATATACAGATTATACATTACCTAGTTTTTTAGAAGTTCCTCCTGCGTATCTTGCCGATGGTATTGGTAAATCGAGTTGGTTTGGTAGTTCTTCATACGATTTGAATAATGAATATTATAATTTTTATCAAAATATGCATAGAACATCTGATTCATTTGCTGTAACAAATCCACATGAATATTTTAAAACTAAGTTTTTAAGACAAACAGAATTGAGTGGTTTTAATTTTAGAATTGTTCATGATGAAATTAAGAAACCAATCATAAATGCGTTGAAGGAATATTATAATGTATGCCTTCAGAGATTGTTTTATGAACATAACCTTGTAATTACAAGTGGTATAAACACTCTCGAAAGTGGAGAAGGAACTTTAGGAAGAGGTCCAAATAAACAATACTGTGAATGGTGTGTTAGTAGAGAAGATGCACTGGCTTCTTCTCTCTCCAATTTACCCGAAGATATAATTAATTTGATTAGAGATAATTCACATCTCACGAGAACTTATAATTCTCAAACTCAATCTTGGACTCTCAGTGATTTTGATCAAAACCGTTTTGAAAATTCAATAATTTCATATTCAACTAGAACCGACCTGGAAACGTATGGCAACGCCGGCGAGTTTAGTGGTATGGCTATATGTACTAGAAAAGGAAGAGATGGTAGGTCTGGTACATTAGGTGGTGATTGGGCCAAACCGACAACGGAGGAGACCCGCAAGGCACTCGCAGATCATATATTATCACTACCAATTATTGAACATGATAATGTTTTAAGAATAGATTCCAGTGTTTCTGGAGTGGATTATCCTAAGTGTTTTTCACAAGAGCCTCCATTAAAATACAATGGAGATCCTGTTGACTGCGTAACAATAAAAGAAAAATTTGAGGCTATCCCATCAGAGTGTGGTTTGATCAGAAGATATCTGGGAGATGAATATGTTTCACCGGCAATTCGTGGAGAAAATGGAGATCCAATAAACATAAGAAATCTTGGTTTTTGGAATGGTTATTGGATAAATCCTAGATTTGGTTTACCTAATTTAAGAAACTTCTTAAAGTTCTGGAGTACTTATGAAACCGATATGTTCGGCGGCGGCGAGGACGGCCTCGACGGTAATTATGCCTGGGCTCAATTTTTTGAGTCTAATATTTTCCTGAAAGACTTTATAAAAGAATCAGATAATTCTGTACCATATAGAAGTGGAGTCAGCCTATATGGAGGATCATATTATTGGGGAAGTTATTTTCAAAGCACGGTGCCTGGATGGAGTGGTTGGTGGGGATATGGATGGGGATGGGGTCTAAATGAATCGACTTCTTGGAATGGTTTTGCGTCTAGTGGTTGGGATCATCCTTATGCAACTTCAACCGCTAGTAGTGGGAGAGGTATTCCCGATGAGGTTTCTATAATAAAATCAGTATACGGAGATGATAAACGTGATATTTTTGATGAAGATGGAAATCTAGCGGAAGGTTCTTGGCGAGAAAGCACAACTAGCATTAGTATAGAATACAAGACAAATCGTTTTTATGATTTAGCAAAAACTTGTGCGATTCCAAAACTATGTGGAGGTACTGATACTGCGGCAGAAGTTATTAATACACCCTATATTAGTTTATGGAGAACTACTTTGGTGGACGCCGGCAACAATCTCGGCGGCGGTTGGGAAGTTACAAATATACAAACTTCTTCATTGAATATAAGATGGCCTGCTAGATATCATCCCGGTGAACCATATCATTATGGAAATATAAGTACTATTCCATTTAATATTGATAGTTATATGGGTAATCCACTAGATGATACTTATCTTAGTTTCTTAGAACAATTTGGTCTTGCTAGCCGTGGTGGTGTCATTGACGATAGTAGAGGTTTCGTTTCTTCAGCAACTACTGCAAGTTTACGGGGGGCTTTACAAGAGCAAGGAAATTATACCACATATTATCCAAATAGAAATTTAGGTTTATATAACAATTCAAAACCCATCTATAGTAAAAAGGATTTACAGAATTTCCAAGATTGTGGTGGTACTTGTGTCGGTGATACAAATACTCCTGTGTCAGATAGTAGTAAGGCAATAGAATATGCAAAATATTGTTCTTATGGATGGAACCGTTATTGGTCAACTCCCAAAGAGCAGATACTGTATAGAAAAGCACAGGTTAATCTTATTCAATCACAAGAAATAGAAATTCAAATTCCAAATGATATGAATCTTAAGATTGGAAATCTTGTTCGTATTGATATGCCTAAATCCCCATCAATGGGTTCTCCCGGTGAAACAGAACGAGAATCTTTAATCAATCCAATTAGTGGTAAATATTTAGTTACAGGTATTCGTAGAAGTTTCGGTAACACAACACAATCAATGAAAGTTAGATTAAATAGAGATAGTTTACCGTATGATCCCAACAGTCAATCCCTATAATAAGGCTATATACTAGTATGGCAGAAACAACAGATAGGTTTAGATATTCAGATTTAGATTTTAACTTCGCAAAGTCGGCGACGAATGATGTCTCTCGTAAATTTGATTCCAATGCTATAAGACAATCATTGAGAAATATTGTACTTACTAATTTTTATGAAAGACCATTTCGACCTTCTCTCGGTGCAAATCTCATATCTAGATTGTTTGATAATTTTTATCCTTCTATGTTGGGAGAAATCAATATAGATATAACGAGGGTGATAGAAACAGCCGAACCAAGAATAACCCTCATTAATGTGTTAACTGATTTCGATCAGACGCACTCTGAACTGAAAGTAGAGATTGAATACAGTTTTCTAGATAAAACAGATATCGTAGACATAACAATAGCGAGAGTCAAATAATTGCAGATTCATATATTAACTTAAGTCAAACTGATTTTGAGCAAGTAAAATCATCTCTTACATCTTTTATTAAAACTAAAGATGAATTTACTGATTATGATTTTACTGGTTCTGCTTTATCAACACTAATAGATTTACTTGCATATAACACAGCATTCTTTTCAACATACACAAACTTTTTAGCCAATGAAAGTTTTATAGATTCGGCACAGAAGAGAGATTCTATAATGTCGCTGGCACGATTAGTTGGATATACTCCTAAGTCTAGGATTGCTGCTAGAGCAGAATTGAGTGTTGTATTATTAGGAGATACAGGCGTCATCCCTGCAAACACAGTTTTTGACGGTGGTGATACTGGATATAATTTCATTACTCTAGACGAAATAACATTAGGTGCTTCTGGTAATGAGCGATTTGCTGGCGATATAACTGTATATCAAAACTCAAGTAAAAGTAAGACAACAAATACAACATTTTTTAATGGTAAAATAACTATACCAGAGCAAGCAGATGTTTCTAATATTAGGGTTTTTGTTGGCGCCGACGCCGACGCCGTAGAATACACAAAGGCTGAAAGAATTTCTGTCTTAACAGCCTCTTCTAAAGTATTTTTCCTTGATCCAATATATTCAGGAGCATATGAAGTATCATTTGGTGATGGACTATATGGTGCAGAAGTTGAACCCGACTCTAGTGTTAGAGCAGAGTATCTCACACCAAATGGAATTAATAATGCCAATGGTGAAAGTAACTTCACAAATAGCACGTTTCAAACCATAACAACTAAAACCGCTTCGTATGGTGGAGCGGAAAGAGAAACTACTGAAAGCATTCGTAGAAATGCTCCTTCATATTTCCAAGCACAGAATAGAGCAGTGACAGCAAACGATGCAGAGATTGTATTCAAGGTAGATAACCCAGAAGTATATGATGCAACTGCTTGGGGTGGTGAAGATAATAATCCACCACAGTATGGCAGATTGTTTCTATCGGCAATCAAAGATGCTGCTGGTACTACGTTTAGTGCAGAAGAACTTTCTGCGTTAGCAGCCAAATTACAAGAGAAAACTGTTGTAGGTATTCTTCCTGAATTCAAAGATAGACGTTGTTACCAAATCAATATACCTTCTGGTGTTGTAATATATGATGATTTAATAACCACTGACACAGCACTTGTTAGGGGTTTAGTTGAACAGAAATTACAACAGTATGATCCAGTATGTGGATTCCGTGGAATATTTAAATATTCGACCATAGCAGGCGAACTTGTTTCAGAAAATGCCTCTATTAGATCAGTTGAATTAGATGTAGATATATCCGGATCATTTTCAAATGCTACCTATGCAGACAATACTGATGACAGAAATCTTTTCATATCATTTGCAAATAGTATTGTTCCCGGAAGTGTATACAGTGATCGTTTCTTTGTTAATGACAGTCTAGGATTCACTGAAGATGGTGGTAGATTAGATGATGATGGAAATGGTTTTATTAGACTGCTTGATGATTCCGGTACTGTTAAGAACTACAGACAAGGAACAGTTGATTATATAACTGGAAATATAACAGTACTCAATCTAACTTCTTGGGATGCCGCCCGAGGTTTCGATGATGGTGGTACGGTTGATTTAACTATCCATGCTGTTCCTGTAAGTAAGGCTGTTAGATCTATAAGACAAGCAACATATGAAATGTCTTCTAATATTCCTACATTTGATGTGGTTTCCTAATGATAACAACAACAAGCACTGAATTTAAGCCTTTCGAGGAAAATAAATTAAAAACAGCATTTGAAGCACAGCAGACAAGAAATGCTGGTGCTGCTGATATAATAACTCCTAGATTTCCATTCTATGTTCGTGATAGATTACCAGTTCATATTTTAGAAAACAATGAATTATATGTAAAATTTATTGATGCTTATTTTGAGTGGTTGGGTATTTCAAATGGAATCAATAAGATTCCATATCTTATGGATATCAATAATATAAGTTCAGACTTATTGATTCACCATAAAGAATTGTTTGCAAAACTTTTTCCAGAAACTATAGAGTTTAACTGGACTAATCCAGATGATGGTACTGGAGTTGATGTTAGAAGATTTTTATCGTTTGTTAGACAGTTTTATCTCACGAAAGGAACAGAAGAATCTATTAGATTCTTATTGTCTTCTTTGTTTGGTACACAGGCTGAAGACATAGATTTTGATTATCCAAAAGTTGCTATGTGTTTTCTTTCCGATTCGATCTGGGTTCCGAACTTATTAGAAGATACAGATTCATCTGGGAATACACAGGATGGTTACTGGAAAGATAGTAGAACTCTTTTAGGTGGAACTCTTGACGGAAAATGGACAGATGGTCCTAGATTTAGAGATAAATATTATCAGGAATTTTCATATTCTGTAATATGGTCACCTGATTATACGGATACTCCTGAACCCTATAAAAAATTCAATCTAGAACCTGTTAGAGAAATTGCTCACCCAGCCGGTTTTAGATTGTTTAATAATGTTGGTCCTACCAGATATATTCCAGCAGGTCCAGGTCCAATTGATACTGGTTATTCTGAACAACCACTAATTGGTCATTATCTAGCATATAATTTTGAGACTACTAGAAACCCCAGAGATCCTTTTGGTGGAATATGTAATACTTTTAACCCGGGTTATGATTGGTTTCCTTGTGGATTCAATCCTTATACAACAAATCCATTAGGAATTACTGGCACTGTTAATTGTGCTACAGCAAAACATAATGTAGATGGATATCCAATCGGTTATACCTATGGTGCTTCGGCAAATGCCGCAGGTTACACATATACCGAAGATACATATAGTACAGCAAATAATAGAGGATATACATTATGGGTTGTTTATCACCATCCAAATACTTGGTCTATAGGACCAACTTCAGGAACAGCATTTGGTGACATGAGACTTGGATGGTTGATAAATTTAATTCCAGATATAGAAAAGGGTGCAAATGCATCACCAAATGATCCAGTAGAAACTTTAGCAACTTGTTCTTTAGCGTAAGAGAGATATAAATGGCTTCATATACAAATATAAACATCAACAATTCTACATTAGAGAATATTAGTTCATCAAATTTTCGTAGTTATATTGCTCAAACAGCAATTAAGCATCTATTTAAAGAGAATCAAATATTCTTCTTTGCTTCTAAAGAGACAGGTCTTGCAGGAGCATCTGCTGATTCTTTGTCTTCTGCTGAATCAGTATATGAAAATATTACAATAATGAATAGAGTTGGTCCTGATGAAGTATGTTTAGTAGTACCAAGAAAGGATTGGATATCAGGTAAAATTTATAATGCATTCGACGCCACAAAAAATCTATATGACTATACACTATCATTTTCTGGTGGCGTTAGTTATGATTACGATCCATATGTTATGACCGATGATTATAATGTATATCTTTGTATTAAAAATAATGAAAGTGGATTAGATAGAAATAAAGTAGCATCTACAATTAAACCAACTACCACTGGTGTTGAGCCACAAACAACCAAAGATGGTTATACTTGGAAATATATGTTTTCAGTAAATAATGCTCTATTCGCATTCCTTACTTCTAATTGGATGCCTGTACCAGCACCCGTTGATAATACAGAAACGATAACAAATAAAACTAGTGCAAAATATAGACAACAGCAAGTTCAGATTGCCAGTGTAGGTGGGGCAATAAATGATGTTAATATTAATCTAACAGGAAATAAAAATATTTACTTCGATACAGCATCACCAAGAGTACAAGTTGTGGGTCAAGGTACTTCCGGTGATATTAGTTTATCTACCACCTATATTCCAGGCAGAGGTTATAAACTGACGGGTTATAATATCAACAATAAGGGATCTAACTATGTTGGTGGTGGTATATCTTTATTAGATTCTCCAAATTCAAATGGAGATTATACAACTAAAACTGCCGTAGAAAATCTAATAACACTTGAAACTTCATATGGTGGAACAGATAAGGATCTAGGAACAGATCCAAGAATGACACTACAAGCAAGAACAATAATGATTTTAGGTAGTATGGCACAAGATGATGGAACTCTTGGATCGTTCCCTTCTGGTTTAACTCTAGCATCTTTAGGATTTATTGCCAATCCAGTATACGCCGAAGGTACATCGTTTGCAGGCAAAGTAGCCGGCGCTGAATTTGGATATGGAACAAATACTAGACTGAGCATAAGACAGGCAGCAAAAGTAAAAATATTAGATTCGACAGGCGCTGGTTTTACATTAACTACAGGTAAATCTATTAGTGATAATAGATTAGCACCCAACTCTAAAGTTACATCAGGTGATGTTAATGCAACGATATTAGATTTGAGACCATATGAGTTTGCTGGTGGTGGGTCTAGTAATACAGCAGAACTATATACAACAGGATCTAAGCGACCTCTCACTACTTCAGATGTATTGATTAATTCGAGTGGACAAAGTTTTGGAATTCAGTCTGTAGAACAACCAACATTAAAGGTCGGTTCGGGTGATCTCTTATACATAGTATCAGTAGAATTTAATATTATGCGAGAGCAAAGATATAGTACTAGACTAGTAATTCAAGTATAACTGGAGTGGAATAGATGGCAAGACAATCATGGTTCAATGGAATTTTCTTTGGCGATGCTACATATGGTGATGACTTCAATCCAGAAGAAAATTACCTATCTGTAGGTTTTCGTCCTGGCTACGCATTACAGTCTAGAGAACTTCTAGAAATTCAGAATAATATTCTATATCAACTAAGTGCTACTAATAGAAGTCTATTCAAACACGGAGAACCTAGAATAGATATAGAAGAAGAAAGTTTAAGTGACTCCGACGACTCTCCGATTACGGTTACGGTCGATGGTAATACATTTACATTTAAAAGAAATATACAATTATTTACAAACTTTTCACTCCCCCCGGTGTTCCCAGGCTTACCAAACGGATTCTGGATTACTTTTCCAATTGACAATACAGACGTTGACTATCAAGAGACGGTCACACTTCCTACCACCGCTAATGAGGATAAATTCTGGGGAATAGAAATCACTAGAGATATAGTAGAAGATAATACATTGAATGATCCAGCAGCAGGACAATTTGGAAACTCAAACGCACCAGGCGCAACTAGATTTCAATATAAGATAAAAGATCAATCGACGACGGATCAATCGACGACGACCGTCCCCTATTACGGGGTCTGGCGCTCAGGCCGTCGAACACAAGGTGAATTATTCATTCCAATAGGAAAATATATTGTTAGTACTGGAACATGGTACTGGGCATTTGATGATACAGATAGTACAACAATCGCTACCACTTGATAGAAATATAAACAAGGAAAACTAATGGCCGATATTACAGGAAATACAGGACAAATTGATCTTGTGTCTTTAGGAGACACAATAAATGACTGGCGTAATTTAACAAACGATCAAGTTATCGCTAAGTTAAATCTCCTCAAGGTGTATGATATCTCTGCCGGTATTGGTCTTGATGTTACAGGTGGTGTTGCTGGTGGTGGTACTGGTGGTACATATGACATGCAAATTTCAGATACTATCGCCAAAGGAATAACCATCGGTGGTGATTTGGTAGTAACTGGTAATGTGAGTTTTTCTACTTCAGGGGAAGTAACATTTCCAAATGGTTTAGTAAATGTAAACGGAGATGATACTCCAGTCGCTGGTGTTGCTACTGCGGGTATCGTGGTTGGATCATACACTGGTCCAGACTTCAACACAGGAACAACTGCTCCATACTTCCTGAACGTAGGAGGATCTTGGTTTACTAATCAGGATCTTAAACTTATTGGTGGTGGAACTCTTGCCAATTCTGCAAATCAGAGAATTCTATTCGGCGAAACAAACGGAAAAACTTTATCCTTCAGTCAAACTGCGACTGATCTTGTAATAGGAAATGATCATCTACAAGATATAGTTCCAGTAGGAACAACTCTTGCGGGTCAGATTGCCCGTATTAGATCCAGTGATGGACGAGTTGATATTCTAAAGGGTGTAAACAAGAGACGAGTATCTGGTATCTCTCATGGTTTTAGTTTCGGTAGAGTAGTTAGGGCAACGGATGCTGATGCAACAGGATTTACTTTAGCATATTCTAGTGGTGGTTCTACTTATGCAGAAGTAGTAGGTATGATCTCTAGAGTTAATGGTGACTCAGACTTTGAAGTTACATTCAATGGTGAAGTAGAAGGAACATTTGCGGATTCTATAGTTGAAGCCGGAGAACTCTCTAGTGGATGTCCTTACTTTCTAGGAACAACAGGTGGTTTGATAACAATAACGGAACCTACTGGTGAAGGACAAGTATCTAAGCCAGTTTTAATTGGTTTGAGTGGTGATCGTGGATTGTTCGTTAACTATAGAGGTCAAACAATAAACACTGTCGGTAGTGGTGGTGGTGGTGGTAGCGGAGATAACCATTCAATACGAACCACAATAACAGGAACATTTGCTGTTGGTGAGATAGTCTGTCTTGCAGCAGACGGTACTTATGAAAAATTAAATAAATCTAATATAAGTAGAGTATTTGGATTAGTTGTTAACGTAGTTGGTAGTAGTAGAGAATTATTACTATATGGTTTATC